TTTTTCTGCTGGATGTCGATGATAGTCCCTCTCAATACATGCACCCGATACTCAGCTTTACGCTTTGCTCGCATGGTGTAGAGGGGGGCATCTGGCAACTCACCTTCAGAGACAGTCTCAATACCTTGACCCGAATGTCCGGTGAGTTTGTGTCGAACAAACACCGTGTTACCAGCAGCAAGCCATTCCTTTGCGGTATCTTTATTGGCAGTCCATGTAACAGTAGGTACGTTAGCTGCTTGAAAGACTTGGAAAGCCTTGAGCTTGTTCTTGGATACAGCAATACACTCAGGACGGTTGATATACTGGGCACGACAGTTACTACGGTGGGGAGTACTACTACCCCAGTTAACAATCGTATCGGCAGTACGCCCGTGGAACGTACTGTTGTTACGCCTAAGACGCATAACTTCCAGGGCTTGTGCCAAAACCTTGGCACCCTTACTATACATCTTGTACGGCAGAACACGTTTACGCATGGTAATCCTCCTTTACCCAGTTACGAACGAAAGCTTGAGTTGATTTGCTGTACAAGAAATTGATACGATCAATAATCAGATTAACAGGATCTACATCAGCAGCAAGTCGGATAAAGTTTACGGGTAGTTGCCAATACTTTTTGTTCTTGTTGTACATGTCTGAGAAGTACCGTCGATCCCACTCGATACCAGCAGTACCACTAGGTAATCCGTTGTTGACATTCCCACACCAGGTAACAGTACCATAGAATAGTTCTTTTCCTGTACGTGCAAACGGAGCAATATCTGGGTGGCGCAACTGCGAGGCAGGCATCCCTCGCAGATCCAAACAGATGCGATCACCCCCTTTAAACAGTTTAGGCATGATATCTCCTAGGTAGTAATAGAGAGATTACGGACCCAAATCTCATACATGCGATCAAGTACTGGATCGATTACTTGAGCTTTCTTTGCATCAAAGTCAATAACTTCCAACTGTTTACCCATAGCCATGTGACCCCAAGGACGAAGAACGGTAGCCTTGGTGGTAACTTTCTGCAATAGGGCTGGTGAATTAAGACGAATAGTTCTACGTTCTTTCAAGAGGTACAAGTCTAGTGAATTGTCTAGGTTAAAGGCAAGCACCTTACCTACCGTACCCATAGCAACCTTATCTAGGGTTGTGCCTTCGATACCACGCTTCTTATCTTCATATGCCGGGACGTTGTACATAGAGTACTTGAAAACAACGTAATCACCCATCTCCAGATCTTCGTTAAGGAAAGTAGTCCTGGAGTAGTGGTCAGCACACGTTTTACTTTTGGTACGCTGGTCCCACATATTTGTGACCTTCCCCCTTTCTTGTTCTTTGTTCTTGAACCAGTCGTCGTACATGGAGGATTGTTGGTAAGGAACAACCTTAGTAGTTGGTTGTCTATATGATTGCCAACTACCGTTAGAGAACCAGATACGATCATTACTGAATTGTCCCAGCTGCTTATTCAAGATGGTAATTTCACCTGTATTATCCATGAAGACAAGCTTGGAACTACCGATCTTGTTCTTGATTAGGTCGGTAATAGCATCGACTTCAAGAAAGGATGGTACTTTTTGCCTAAGAACCTTGATGATGTTCTCGTTAAAGTACCAGGTATCAGAGTGCTCTTGATCTCCAAGCCCTTGGATAATTCCGTTATGTGCAAACGCCAAGTTCTCATCGACAATAAACGGATGGGTCATGGAACCATCAGTACGCCCATGAGTGCGGATACGGAAGTGGAGGACCATACTCCTATCTTTGTGTGGTTCATATGCTTGAAGGAATTCCTCAAAGGTCATGAATCCCTTTTGGACAAACAATTGATTGTCCTCAGCATACATGAATCCCGCTCCGTCATTGTTGTTGTCCCACATGTTTTGGACAACATTCTCGTTGAGAATTAGTCCTTCTGGTTTAGCAGCAATGATGCACATGGTTACAGTCCCTTATGGAAGGTTACAAGATTGGGGTATTCTTTGCGTTGGAAATTAACCCAGGAGACAAAATCCTCCCATTTCATGGGTTCTTTCACAGACTTGTCAAATACACCAGTTGTAGTGTAATCCCGAATAGCATCTGCGAATTCCAGAAATCGACACATTTCCTTGAAATCCGTAGTTGATTTGAAAGCTCGGAGTTCCACGGTATGCTGATTTTGAAGATTGAGGATGCTGTACCGATTTCCAAAGTTGTAGCTTTGGTTGTTGAAGTAGTACGCAACGTGTTTCAAGGTATTGCCTGGATCAGGCAGAGCATACCTGCTGGTACGTCCAGCTACTTTGGCGATATAACCCTGATTCTCAGTACGATTGAGAAGCTCAAGCATCCTCCCCAACTGCAAAAATGATAGTCCCTTCCTAGTCATATGGATATGAATACCACAATTACTGGTAGCCTCCATAAGATTTGACAGACCTTCCTCAAAGAAAGGTTGTAGTACTTTCTTGTGTACTGCAATCACCTCAGGAATGGTTACTGTTTCAAAACCACTACCGACAGAGGCATCAGCCTTAAAGATGGCGTGACGTTTCAGATGCTTGTGAGCATATGCCAGGGCTGTGTCGATTTCCCCGTTACGGGCAGTGAGCTCAAGCTCAATACCCATGATTTTTGGGCGATTCACATTTACCGGGAGGTATTGCTCAACCTTCGTTGAGTACCTTTCAATAACCATTGGAGCTTCAGGCACAGGAGCTTCCCCAAAATCAGAGAATAGGTTAGGGGTACAAAGAGCACTAATTAGTGTCATCCAAGGTGCTGTCGTAACAAATCTAATACTAGTAGGTACTACACCAAGCGTTGAGACATACCAGTGCATCCCAGTCCGTGCTTGAAGATCCAACTTGGTAATCCCAAGCCGTTTCCGCCACTTGTTAAGATAAAACCAGGTTAACATGGAGTAGGGGGTGCTGGCTGCACGAGTTAGCAGCCTTTGTGTAATTTGTTCTTTTATTGTAGGGCTTAATCTATTAGGAAGATCCGTGTTGAGGTGGAACCAGAAATCAGATTTTCGAGTCTTGTGGTACCACAAGAACTCGGAGATCCAAGAGGGGGATTCGTAGGGATCTCCACCGCCGTAGAAGTATACTTGAAAAACCCGCATACCACCAACTAGCAATGACAAACCATCCCGTGTCTCTTGGAAGGCTAACTTGCTGTTATGCCTATTTCCAAAGTTTTTGGAAGAAACACCGCCAATCATGGCGGAAAGGGAATTAGGACTAGCCCTAGTACCTCTTTGCAGATTGTATTCTGCAAGTTGTTCCGGTTGTGCCCGTTGAACATCCAACGGAGCTACATTCCAAATCAGGTTGGTAATATCCATACTATTTCACCCCCTCTTTGGAAATCTGGTTCCAAATCTGGATCGGAAGGTGGGTGTTGCCACCAACGATACGGATGCGGAATTTACGGGTCATCCGGTCCATATGAACCGAAATGCGGGACCAATTCTCCCAACCCTTTCCAACGAAAAGGTCAAAGGTCGAAGCGTTAACTTGCTTTGCAATGTAGCTCATTTTTTACATCTCCATCTTTTGTGGGGTTTTTGGGACCAGACCCCTCGCAACTGGTTCATGAAAGTGGCAGATAACCTTACCATCTGTTTCAACTACAACTACCTTAGCCTCAAGACACAACGCCATCTTGGCGTTGATTATGTCTATAGGTTTGGATTTGGACTCCGTACCTAGGTATCTACCTAGCGCAAATGATAGTCCCATTCCCACCAGTACAGCAGGAATAATCAGATTATTTCGGTTGATGAACATAGTATTTCCGATACGGGCATTCATGTGCGGAGTGCCCTTCCTTTCCGCAGAAGGTACAGACCTTACGTTGTTTGCTAGTCATAGTGCAATCATCACTATAGCAAAGCAAAGCACGCATGTCCAGAAGACGACTCGATCTTCCAGGTCTTTACGGGAGAATTCATCCTCGTTTTCTATCCATTTGCGTTGGATAGCGTCCCATTTACTAGGATTGTTACTCATGCTCTGTCTCCAGTGTGAGCTCTTTGACCTTGATATCCCGCATCCAGATGATACGGTTATCATTACTGGTAATGTAAGCATGTTCCACCTTTTTAGCAACACGCAAGGCGGAACGCAGCTTGTTGTAGATGGGACCGGAGCGAACCCAGTTAAGGGTTCCCCAATCATCTCTAAGAGGAATAAATACTTGAAACATGATTAAAGAACCTCCTTGCTTTTGTAACCAGGCACTTGCCCAAGAAAGCACGAATGCTTTCCTTGAAACGCGCCTACCATTCGCCTACCATTATCGTGATAGTCCTTCGTTTCCAGGCCGTGCTACGTCTAGTGTAACACGGGCAAGTCTGCTCTGCCTTGTTGTTGCTGCTACCAGACGGAGCATAATTAATCCGATTAAAAAAGACACCGAAAACATGGACGAAAAAAAGCCCGGCCACAAGGGCCGGGCGATGATTCCGGGAATCTAGGCTAGTACTGGTCAGGCGGCAGTCATATCCCGCACCATGCTATAGATCATCTCCGCCCCATGCTGGGCGATAAGCCGGCGCAAGGTTTGCTCGCAGTCTTCAGCTTGAAGGCGAGTACGACAAGCCATCGTGCCTAGATTCGCTTCTGCAATGTCAAGCAACATCTTGGCAGTACCACTATCGACGGTAACATCTCCCGCCGATATGATCTCGCCCTTACCCTCTGCACCACCAAGCATGGACTCAACCACCGACGACAGGGACGACGCAGTACGCTCTGCCTTGGTAGTGGGCAAGCTTGTATCCAGCCGCTTTGCCTCAGCCTTAAGCCATTGCATGGTACGAACGCAATCGGCACCTTGATCGTTACGGTAAATCAACTTGGTAACATCACCACCAACAGCCAGATACCCCTTAGCTGCCGAGAAGTAGTTTTCCCACTGTTGCGGGAACGAGAACCCGTAGATGTCGGCGGATTCACCGGCAACAATGGTTTCGCAAGATGTCTTGATCGCTTTCCAGAGCTTGCCATCCTTGGCGACATCATTGACCATCGCAGCACCAATCAGATGATTGGCGATGATGCTGGCACAAGCGCTAGCGATGGTGAAGCTAGCCCGGTCATGCTGTTGCAGGACGGTAACACTCTGTTCATGGGATAGCAGAGGATACTCGCGGGACGTGATCGACTTGACAGTTGTATGGTCGCGAGAAGTAACCGGCTTCCCGTCCTTGTTCAAGGCAGGGGTGGTGTATTCGCCAGCAGATGGAACGATATGAATTGATGCGAACACGGCGGGAGCTTCCTCGCGCTGGTCGCTGTTGATGACGGCAGAGCAGAGAGCTTCCGCCACTGCTGCATTAGATACCCTGCGGATGGCACGATGATCGGAAGCAGCAGCAGCGGGAATGGTGGTGGTTTCAACGGTGGTGCGGGTGGCAGTCTTTGCCATGATGTTGCTCCTAAGTGATCGGAAATAATCCGATTAAATCCGGCATCGGGCCGGAACCGTGCTGCACACATAAGGGGCGCAAACGGCTGGCGGCCCTACCCGTATAGAAGCAGAACGCGTGCCAGGCAGAATAGCCAGTGTAATCAACACCTTAGGAAATGGGCGGATAGCCAATTCCAAGAAATGAGAACGAATATTAGAGAATGCTAATCCCAAATGTGGGAACCAGCTCATAGTTAGTGACTACTAACGTGAGCAAGTACTAACCTGTGCCTGGGTCTTGTGTCTTATATAAGACCTAAGATGTAAGACGTAAGATATCAAACATGAGACAACAGATAGCAGATAGATGGTGGTCATCTGTCTTATGTCTTATACTGGTCTTTCCCGGATGCCAAAGGGGGTATTAAAGGGGGAATATAACTATATAAGTGCTTGCTTATACAGGTTGGTGGTTACTAACATACTCAACCGTATGGTGGGGAGTACCTGTATATTTGTACAGTGGAGGGGGGGTATGGGGGGAAACTTGAGGACTTGATTTGTGAACGTAACACACCTTGAGTAATTTTTATATATTTTTTGTAGATGGGGTCTCACTTCGGTGACTCGTCCTTCGGACGGATTATACGTTTATATATTACCATTTAGGAATACGGATACTCTAGAGACAACTTATCCTAACCCTCTATAGTAGAGGGGTAAGATTTTGTTGTCTATAGAGATCACATATCCCAAAAGGTACGAACATCACCATTTGAGGTATCCGGTCCCATAGACTACCCGTGATTTCGAGCCTTCACGGGACAACCTCGCAAGCATTGCAAGATCGCATACCAGGCATTCTGTGGAAACCCTAGCTAGTTTTTACGTAGCGTCCAAACCCACAGAATTCATTTTCCAGAGAAAAAAGAAAACCATTTCTTCGTTCTACAGCCTTAGACACCCAATGTAAAATAAAGTTCCGCAATTAATCTAAGTAAGGTTGTCTAAGACTTAGTTTCTTTATCCAACCCAAAAAATCAGTCTTACTTAGAGCGCCTTTAGCCATGTTACAAGTTTTACAGATTAACTCTATATTACTCCAGGTATGAGAGCCACCCGAAGATAGTGGAACTATGTGGTCTATGTGGAGAGCAGGATCACCACAATAGGGACAAGCGGAATCTCTGTTTTCTTTTAACCACTTAGCTAAATCGGCAGTAGTAATATCAGTAGAAGCCCAAGCTTCTGGATACTTGGTCCTAATAGTTGCTTGATGTGAGGAGGCTTGAGATTTATGTCGGTTGTTCTTAGCCCACTGTGCTGATTGTTCGTTAAACTTCTCCTTATTACGGAGATATCTTAATCTATCGTGTTCCTTTTTCGCTTCCTTGGATAAACGTGCACGCCAATCAGCTTGATGTTTCCTGTTAAGCTCTTTATTCAAAGTACCCATAAAAACCTCCCATTTAAAAAAGAATTAGACAACATTACTTAGACAGATTATTTCCAATAAAGTTCCCGAAAACGAGAAATTAATCTACTTAGACAATATTACTTAGGCTAATAATTGAACTAAGTTCGTTGAGACTTGTCTAAGGCTACAGTTGAGAAGATTTTTCTCATTTCTTAGAATAGAGGAGTTACACATGGGAGAACCAGTGATCGTATCCGCAAAACCACCCGGTAAAAACTGGAGTGATAAAGTAAAAGCTAAAGCTGTTCGGGATTATCTGAAGTACGGTAGCTACAGTGAAGTAGCACGTAGGAACAGAATCCCAGGTGATACAGTCCGAGAGTGGAAATCAAAGGACTGGTGGAAAGAGCTAACGGAACGATACCGGGAAGAGTTGGACGTAAAACTCTCCTCAAAGATTGACGATGTAGTACAAAAAGCAGTAGATGAGATCCACGACAGGCTTGAGAACGGAGAACATATACTCGATAGCAAGACAGGGGAGGTACTACGTATCCCCACAAAGGCACGAGATATGGCTGCTATAACCAAAGTTCTGTCTGATCGTCAAGATATTCTGATCAAGCGAAAGAAAGTAGAGCAACGGGATGAAGGCACTCTACGAGATAAACTTAACAGCCTTGCTGCTCAGTTCTCCTCTTTCGTGAAACAAACAAACGTAAAACCCCCAGAAATTGTAGACGGAGAATTCACACATGCCTTGGTCGAAGAACGGGAAGAGGGACTACAAACGTGAGTACGCCTTGTACCAAGGCTCCGACGAACAAAAAAAGAACAGGGCTAAACGGAACGCTGCACGGGCAACCATGATGAAAAAAGGTGCTGTAAAGAAGGGTGACGGAAAGGATGTTGATCATTCCCGAGCTATTTCTAAAGGCGGATCAAACAAACCGTCTAACCTTGTTGCTATCTCCATGCAAGCTAACCGATCCTTTGCTCGGAATAAGAATTCTACCATGAGGTCACAAAAGAGTAAACGTGAGCGATGAAGACGACGATCCTAAAATTGTTGACTATCTTGAGAACGAGCTTTACGAGTTAAAACAGCAGAAAAAGGGACCGGAGAAGATCCGGTCTTTTCCGATTAACGCTGATGTAGTTGAAGGTTTTGCAGCCAGTTGTCTCACAAAGTTCTTTGACGACGCCAGTCGGTTTGAAGATTTCCACCGAGAATGGTGGCAGTTGTGCACAAACGATAAAGAGAAGTTCGTAGCGATCTGTGCGCCCAGGGCACACAGTAAATCAACAACCATAACCATTGTCTACGCACTGGCTGCTCTTTTATTCAGAAACAGGTCGTTCGCTATTATTGTAGCTGATACCGAAACACAGGCTTCTCTGTTCCTCGGACAAATCAAAACGATCCTGTACGATTCTGAAGAGATCCGCAATCTGTTTCAACTAGCAACAGATGCGGACGGAAACGTAAAGTTTGAAAAGGATACTGAGACAGACATCATCATCGCCTTTAAAGACGGGCACAAAGCCCGTGTAATGGCTAAAGGAGCAGAACAGAAACTACGGGGTCTTCTGTACAACGGAAAGCGTCCTGATCTGATTCTGATTGATGATCTTCTCAACGAGGAGTTGGTAGCGAACAAAGATCGACGGGAGAAGCTTCGTAGGTGGATGTATGGTTCTCTTATCCCGTGTAGATCACAAGATGGCATCATTCGGATGGTGGGAACACCGATGAACCTGGATGATCCTCTTGAGAGTTTGATGCCAAAGCTAACGGATAAAAACACGGTAGTAGAACCACTCAAGATCTGGAGTAAACGAAAGAAAGGGGCGTGGTTAGCAGTCAAGTACATAGCCCACAGTGAGGATTTTAAGCAACTTCTATGGCCTAGTAGACGGACTGCAAAGGAATTCCGTGAGTTACGAGACGATTATATAGAACAGGGGACACCGGAGACGTACTCGTGTGAGTACCTCTGTAACCCGGTAGATGACTCTATACGGTTCTTTCGTAAATCGGATATCCTGCACATGTCTGAGGAGGACTACAAGAAGCCTCTTACGTACTATGTGACTTGTGACCTGGCTATTTCTACAAAGGAACGAGCGGACTACAGTGCTTTTGTGATTGGTGGTATGGACGAAGCGGGTGTTCTACATGTTCGACACGTGATTCGGGAGCGTATGGACGGAGAAGAGATCGCAGACACCATTCTGGCTCTTCAAACTACGTATAATCCGATGGCAATCGGTATTGAAGATACTCAGATTTCCAAGTCCATAGGGCCTTTCCTTAACAGAATGATGATGGAACGGAACATCTTTCCGACTATTGTTCCGTTAAAACCTCACAGAACCGATAAAATTAGTAGAGCACGTAGTATTCAAGCACGGTGTCGTGCTGCAGCAGTCAAGGTGGACAAAAAAGCAGCATGGTTTCCGATTTTTGAAGACGAAGTGCTTACATTTCCTCGTGCTAGACACGATGATATCGTAGATGCCTTCTCATATCTGGGTCTGATGGTGGATAAGATGATTGAGTCCCCCACAATCCAGGAGATTGAAGAGGAGCAGTACGAGGAAGAACTAGAAGAATCCGGGTGGAACGAAGATACCCGCTCACATGTGACAGGATACTAATGGCAATCACTGAGTATATCGACCAAATCAACATTGCTGAGAAACTGGACGAGGAGGAACTTCAAACAATCGGAACTGATTGTTACGAAGGATACGAAACCGACGTTGGTTCTCGCAAGGAGTGGGAAGACAGCCTTGAAGATTACATCAAGCTGGCTACTCAGGTTGTTGAAGAGAAGTCGTTCCCTTGGCCTAACGCCTCTAATGTAAAGTATCCACTCCTATCGACTGCAGCTATGCAGTTTGCGGCTCGTGCATATCCGATTATCGTTCCCAGTGACGGTAAGCCGGCTAAATGTCGAGTTGTAGGATCTGATCCGCAAGGGGTAAAGGCTGGTCGTGCTACTCGGATCTCCGAACACATGTCGTACCAGCTTATGGAGGAGATGGACTCGTGGGAAGAAGATACAGATCGTCTGTTGATGATCCTTGCCATTACTGGTACCTGTTTCCGTAAGACGTACTTCGACGTAGCAGACGACAAGCCGTGCTCTAAGCTGGTTCTTCCAAAGGATCTAGTTGTTAACTATTGGTCCAAGAGTCTTGAACAATCGGCTCGTAAAACGCAACGTCTGTGGCTTACCAAGAACGAAGTAAAGGAGCGGCAGAACCGAAAGGTCTTCCTGGATATCGAACTTGGTGATCCTGAGAATACCCTTCAACACGATGGTCGGAAGCTCACCAGCGGGGATGTAGACGCTACTACGCCCTATCTGATTCTGGAACAACATACGTTCTTGGATCTGGATAAAGATGGTTACGCAGAACCGTACATTGTTACGTTCGATTACCAGAGCAAGAATGTTCTTCGGATCGTTGCTCGTTACACTCAAGAGGATGTAGAACTCAATGAAAAGGGAGATGTCGTTAAAATCACTCCAAAGGAGTACTATACCAAGTTTGGGTTTATACCTAATCCTGATGGCGGTTTCTATGATCTCGGCTTTGGTACTCTCCTTGGTGCGTTAAACGAGTCGGCTAACACTCTTGTTAACCAACTGATCGACGCAGGTACTCTTAACAACCTGCAGTCTGGTTTCCTTGCCAAGGGGCTTCGTCTTAAGCTTGGTGAAACACGATTCAAGCCTGGTGAGTGGAAAGCTGTTAACGCGGTTGGTGATGACCTCAAGAAGGGTATCTACCCCCTTCCGACGAAAGATCCGAGTCCGGTTCTGTTCCAACTTCTAGGGATGATTGTCCAGAGTTCTAAGGAACTTGCTTCTGTTGCTGAGATCTTTGTTGGTAAGATGCCGGGACAGAACACACCGGCTACCACTACTCAGGCTACTATTGAACAGGGTATGAAGGTCTTTACCTCGATCTTCAAGCGTGTGTATCGTGCTCTTACCCAAGAGTTCCGCAAGCTGTACAAGATCAACCAGCGTACTATCGATCCTGAAAAGTACGTAGGTATCCTTGATAACCCGGCTGGTCAACAGGACTACGAAGGTGACGCTAACGATGTAGTGCCTGCTGCTGATCCACAGGCTCAGACGGACACTATGAAGCAGCAGAAGGCTCAGGCAATCATCCAGGCCCTGCAGATGGGTGGTCTTGATCCAATGGCTGCTACGGTTCGTTTCCTGGCTGCTAACAGCGTTGAGGATATCCAAGAGCTTCTTCCGAAACAGGAGAATCAACAGCCGCCTCCTGAAGTCCAGAAGATGCAGATGGAAATGCAGATGAAGCAGCAGGAGTTCCAGATGAAACAACAACAAGCTCAGATGGAACTTCAGATTGAACAGCAGAAAGCACAGATTCTGTTGCAAGTAGAACAAGTGAAGTTGGAAATAGAACAGATGCGTTTTGAACTCGAAAAAGCGAAGGCTGAGTTGGAAATGCAGAAGGCTGGGCTGGACATGGAGTTGTCTCATCAAGACCACAATATGAAGTTGCAACAAGGTCAAGATAAGTTGAATCTAAGTAGAGCCCAGGGAGCAATGAAGCTCGAACAACAACAAAAACAAGCAGAGCTTAAAGAAGAGCAGAAAGAAGCAAAAGCAGACAAGGAGTAACGGATGGTAATCACAAAGGACGAGTTTCTCCAGTGGAAAAGCTCTCCAATTACGAACGAAGTGTTCGGTATCATTAAAGAGCGGGTTTTAGAAGCCAAAGACGTTCTAGCTAAACAGGCAGGTCTGGATTCACGAGAAGATGGTTTTTACTGTGGTATGATTCACGCACTCACTGAAATCCTCGATATCTCTTTTGAAGATGGGGAACAGTAAGATGTTAAAGATCGAACACTTGAAACCAATCCTACATAGAATCCTGGTTAAACCTGATCCTGTAGAGATTAAAACGGAAAGTGGTATCATTGTTCAACTGGATAAACGAGAACAAAAAGCAGGAGTAGTTGGTACTGTAATAGATCTGGGAACTACGTGTTTCAAGGACTATGGAACTACTGCTGCAGAGTTGGGTATCGAGATCGGCACTAAAGTTTACTTTGCCAAATATGGCGGTGCAGAGTTCAAGGTTGACGGTGAATCTTACCGCTGGCTTAACGACGAAGACGTTCTAGGTGTAGTTAAATAGGAGTTATACACATGGCTGAAGATAAAGACGCGGTTGTCCCGGAGAATCTGGACACTGAGGTTACCACGGAAGTAGAACAAACCGAAGGTACCGAACAAGTAACCGCGCAAGTAGCGAACAAGTACGAAGAACAAGCTCGGCAACAAGGCTGGGTTCCGAAGGACGAATGGGACGGTGATCCGGAAGATTGGACCGATGCCAAAGAGTTTGTCCGTCGTGGTGAGTTGTTCAGTAAGATCTCTTCGCAATCTGGTGAGATCAAAGAGATGAAGAAAGCTATGGCTGCTCTGGTTGAGCACCATAACAAGGTCAAAGAAACTGAATTTAAACGGGCTCTTGAGTATCTGAAACAGCAGAAGAAGGCTGCTCTCGAAGAGGGTGATGCTGACAAGCTTCTGCAGGTTGATGATGCTATCGATGCGTTAAAGGCTGAACAGAGTCAAACGAAACAGAATGAGGAAAAGCCTGCTGAAAAGCAAGTCTCACCTGTTTTTGTTAATTGGGTCAAGGCGAACAATTGGTACTTGACTGACAATAATATGCGGACTTTCGCGGACGAAGTTGGTGTGGGATATTTCTCCCGTAACCAAGGTAGTGTCTCCGAACAGGAAGTCTACGAGTATGTTTTGGGTCGTGTAAAGAAACAGTTTCCTGAAAAGTTTAAACGACAAGGGTCGGGGGTTCCGGAAGTGGAATCGGGTAACGGAAGCTCTAGGGGTGCTACCAAGAGGGACTCTTTCAAGTTGTCTGAGGAAGAGGAACGTGTGATGAAGACGTTCGTCCGTCAAGGGATCATGTCCAAAGAGCAGTATATTGAAGATCTGCGTAAAGTCCGAGGGGAATAACAAGATGAAACTTAGTAACTCGAAGCGGCCTCGCCGCGCTAATATCGGCACGCGCAACGTGCTTACAGTTAACGGAAAAGATCCGGCTTACGAATACCGCGTCGTTAACGATGTCGGTGATCGAATCTCCCAGTTTCAAGAGATGGGTTACGAAATTGTAACTGATCCTAAGATCTCTGTGGGGGATCGAAGAATTGCTAATCCTACGGCGGAAGGTTCTCCGGTTAAGGTTTCTGTTGGTGGTGGTACTCAAGGTTACGTCATGCGTATCAAAAAAGAATGGTATGACGAAGACCAGGCCGCCAAGCAGGAGTTGCCCGACCGAATCGAGCAAGCCATGCGTCGTGAGGCAAAGGAATCCAGTGACTTTGGAAACGTATCAATCGGTAACAAATCCTAAGTCTAACCTAGCCTCCGTTAAAGGGGAAAAGCAAACTTCTGTGTTTTTTACAACTTTGATGGAGGCTATTTATGGCTAATGCTGATCGCCCTAACGGGTTTCGTCCCGTTAAGTCCTTTAGTGGTGCCCCCTGGACTTCGATGATCCGGACGGTGGGTGTCGCTGATGGTACCGACATTTTTGTCGGTGATGCTCTTAAACTCGCTAGTGGTCTTGCTGCCGCTTCCACTGCTCACAACGATGACATCATCGGCGTGGCTGTTGGTTTCGGTAAGTTTGACAAAGATGGTCGTACCCCGGTTGGGATGTTCAATCCGAACAACCTGAATCTGGATGGTCGTTATTACGACGATTCGGCTTCTACGCATACCGAATGGTGTGTGTATTACGTCCCGGTTGACGACTGCATCTTCGAGGCTCAGTTTGATGGTACTCCCACGACTCCGGTTGTTGGGCAAGGCTACGGTTTGATCTATACTACCGGTAGTACTACTACTGGTCAATCTGCTCAAGAGATCGATGGTGACGACACCACCGATATTGATGTTCAGATTGTAGAAATTCCGGTAGTCGTCAACAATGATCCGACCGCCATTTGGGGCCGTGTCTGGGTCAAGTTTGATGATTATGTCTTCCGTCTTGCTGATTCTTAATAGAGAGGAGTAACTAAAAATGGGCGTTATTACTAGTTCTAGTTTTGCCAAGGCCCTTAACCAGTAGTCAAGGGGCCCTGGGATGTAAATCCCTGTTAAAAATCCATCGAATTGCTGGGAACTCCGAGAGGACAATCAGCAGCTAAGCCGGGAGGCGTATATGTTAATATACAGAGTTTTAAATACAGTTAACGGTAAATCTTATATTGGATTGACTACCTTAAGCCTAAGCGAACGTAAACACAAGCATTGGCTCAACTCTAGGAATCCCAATAAGAATAAAAACCAAGCACTGTATCTAGCAATAAATAAGTATGGTTGGGATAATTTTGAATGGCAAGAACTCTGTTCTGCTTTAACAAAAGAAGATCTTGTGCTTTTAGAAAAACAGTTCATATCTGAATATGATTCTTATAACTCAGGATACAACAATACTCTAGGTGGAGAGGGTGTAAACAATCCTCGTAAACTGGAAAAATATATTGTTAGATTTCCAGAAGGTGCAGTGAAGATTGTTGAGGGCTATAAGAAGTTTTGTAGGGAACATAAGTTAAACGAAGGTAACTTGTGGCATACGTATCAACCCTATAAAAGAACTTATGAAATCAACGGTAGACACTATACTTACTGGATGAAAAATAAAACCTGTAAAGGCTATACGTTACTCGGAAAG